AGGCTTTAGAGTAAACCCAAAAGAAGTTTCATATGATAAGCGTGGTAATAAACGCATTATCAAAGAAGTAGATTTAATGGAAGTGTCATTAGTAACTTTCCCGATGAATCCGCAGGCAACTGTTAGATCGGTAAAAGGTGAACAGTACACCATTAGGGAATGGGAGAACGGACTGCGTGATGCATTCAACTTATCTCGTTCAGAAGCAAAAGTTGCTGCAAAGGCAGTAACTAAGTGTTTTGATCAACGAGAGGTTGATGAAAGTGCAGAACTGGTAGATGCCATAAAAGAACTAACTTTAACCTTAAAAACTTAATAGGAGTAAATTATGTCGGAAGATATAAAGAACGCTATTCAAGACTTAGGTCAAACTTTCAACGAATTTAAGAAAGTTAATGACGAAAGACTTGAACAAATTGAGAAAGGCGAGAGTTCAGCATATAACGAAGAAAAATTAGCCAAGATAGAAGCCAAATTGGATTCTTACGAGGAAATGAATCAGAAGTTAACAATTGCTGAGCAAAACGCTGAACAAATCAAGGAGCAAGTTTCCAAGATTGAGACCATGGTCACTAGACCTGACTCAGGCTTTGAATCTAAGCAAGTTGATGAGTATCTCAATGCTTTTGATAGATATTGCAGGAAAGGACTTGATGGTCTGCAACCTGATGAAAAGAAAGCATTAACTGTCAGCAATGACTCAACAGGCGGATATTTAGCACCACCTGAGTATGTGAGAGAATTGTTAAAAACAATTACTGAAATCTCACCTATCAGAAGTATTGCTAGAGTTCGTTCCACAGGAGCTAGAAGCATCCAAATCCCTAAAAGAGATGGACAATTTGCAGCTCAGTGGGTTTCTGAAAGTGGTACTAGAAGTGAAACTACTGGTTACACAGTCGGTTTAGAAGAACTACCTGCACACGAAATGTATGCATTGGTAGATATCTCTGAGCAAGACTTAGAAGATACAGTGTTTGACTTGGAAGCAGAGATGCAATCAGAGTTTGCAGAGCAATTTGCAAAAGCTGAAGGAACTGCATTTGTTTCAGGTAACGCAGTAGGCAAGCCACAAGGATTTATGGATGACTCAAATATCACTGAAGTAAATTCAGGAAGTGCTGCTGCTATAACTGCTGATGGACTCATTTCATTGGTACACAACATTAAGTCTGACTACACAAGAAATGGTACTTTTGTTTTCAATAGAGCTACTTTAGCTGCTGTTAGAAAGCTTAAAGATACCGCAGGTCAGTATGTGTTCCAAACAGGAATGATGCTTGGTGGCAATATGGTTAACACCATACTTGGACACCCATATGTTGAAGCTACTGATATGCCAAGTGAAGGTTCTAATACCTATCCAGTTGCATTCGGTGATTTCAGAAGGGCTTATATGATCGTTGATAGAGTAAATCTAGCTGTATTACGCGACCCATTCACACAAGCTACAACTGGTAATGTTAGATACATTGCTAGAAAGCGTGTTGGTGGTCAAGTAATTCAGGCAGAAGCTATCAATAAACTTAAATGTTCAGCTTAAGGAGTAAACTATGCAAGATTTAACACATAATATTGTCGTAAGTAACTCAATTATCAATGCCGTTAAGACTGCAGGTGCTAATGGCACAACTGTAGACCTTAAAGGTTTTGAAGAAGCTACAGCCATTGTAGATGTTGGAGCAGAAGGAGATACTCTTTCAGGCTCAGTCTACTTTGAAGTTTCACTAGAGCATTCTGATGATGACTCAACTTGGACTGATTTAGTTCAAGCTGATGTTATCAACGGAACTATTGCCGCTGGTGGGATTTGGTTGAAACTGGACGGCACTACTAATGGTGACCCAGGCACAACTGGTGGCAATTGGCAGATTGGGTATGTAGGTGGCAAACGCTATTTGAGATTGGTACTAGCTAAGACTGGTACTCATACAAATGGTACACCTATAGCAGGCGTTATTGTAAAGAGCAGACCTCGTAATGCTCCTACAACTAATGTTGTACACAACGCTTAATTGAGCAAACTTTGGGGGGATTAATTCCCCCCATCTTTACAGGTAGAAACTATGTCAAGAACATTTAAAGTAATCGTTCCAAAACCAGCTTCAAGCAATGAGAAAGGAACTGAAGTTAGGCTTTACAAAGCTAACGAAATCATACATTCAGAAGGTCAATGGCAGGATGATGTCATGGAAGCATTTATTGCTAATGGTTGGGCAATGGAAGTTAAGGTTGATTCAGCAGAACAAACCATACAGGCAGATCGGAAGAGCG